GTTGCTAGGGATACTTCATCCATCCAAACAGGATATTCCTTACCTGCCTCCCAATTGGAAGTGTCTACTGATATATTTCCGTCCATTTTAAAATAATGCGTTTGCGTCCCATTTTTGGGCACCTTTTGAATAATTAGTAACTCTATTAGCAAAAAAATCGGTATGTTGTTTACCAGCTGATAATGAATCAAACCATTTCATTCTTTGAATAGCATCCATATCAATATCATTAACTACTGGATCATATCCTAAATCTGCCATTTTAGTATTAGTTCTATGCTTTATAAAAGATACTAAATCATATTTAGTACATCCTTCTAAATCACCCATTTCATAAACTTTATCTATAAAATCTAATTCCAATTTTAAAGATAATAAAGCAGCTTGTTTTATATCTTCTTGTAATTCTGGAGTGTTTAATTCGGGTTTTTCCTTCATTAATTCTCTAAACATCCAACATCCTGCATTTGAATGTAAAGATTCATCTCTAATGCTCCATTCTACTATTTGTCCTACTCCTTTTAATAAATTTCTTAATTTAAAAGAAAGTAAAACAGCAAATGAAGAAAATAAATTTACTCCTTCTGTAAAAGCAGAAAAAATGGCTAATGATTTAGCCCTTTCTGTCCAATCTGGAGTTCCATCCATATTATCTCTAACATTCATTAAATTTTCTATTTTAGCCATTGTAGTTTCATCTTCTAAAAACTCGCTAAAATCATCTAGTCCTAATTCTTCATTTAAAAGTGAATAAGCTTCAGCGTGAATAGTTTCAAATGCACCAAATGTTACAGCCATTTTAATAATTTCAGGTTTTCTAAACCATTTAGTTACTAATCCTGACCAGTAATCATTTACTACAGTTTCTGTTTGGGCAAATCCTTTTAAAATCGAACCTATAATATTTTTTTCTGTATCTGTTAAATTTTGTTTCCAATCATTAACATCTGACATCATAGGCACTTCAGTATGTAACCAATGTGCTTGTTGTTGTTTCATCCAATAATCATGTGCTTCTGGATATTCAAAGGGTTTATATACAACTCGTTCTTTAGTTATGTCTCGCATTTTATAAATTTTATTTTTTCAAAACGGGGCGATAAATACAATATATACTATCAAGATTAACCTTTATTTACAAAAAAATCTTCGGATAGTTGAGCTAACTGTTTTTTATCTGTATTGGTAACTTCATTACCAAATCTATTATTATTTGGTGAAGATCCCTCAGGAATTTCTGTGGGATTTTCATCCATTTCTATTGTGCCTGTTGAAGCATCCATTTGAGCATAGTAAGTCATACCATCCATTCCATATCTATTTTTCATTAAGAAAAATCTGGCTGTATTATTTACTTTATCTTGTGGTAATCTAGATAAGGACATACAAAAATCGGTAATCATTAATTTATTATATGAACCTGCTGCTTTATCCCCTTCAACTATTTCATCCCTGGCCCCAGCTCTATTAACTTGCGAAACAGACCAAATTGGTATATTCAAGTCCCTGGCTAAAGCTTTAGTAGCTACATAAGTATTATCTAATTTTTCCTTTTCATCCTTAGAGCTACTAATACTTTTTAATAAATCTACATAATCTAAAATAATTAAATCAGGGGGATAACCTAAATCAGTTATTTTTTGAATATGACTTTCTAATGTTGAGATGGAAGCTTGCCCAGGTGAATATTCTTTAATAGTTAAAGTACCTGGTAAGTCATCTATAAATTTATTAATTTTTTCTTTATGTAAATGAATAGTATTTACTGGTTCACTTACAAAATGTGCATCATACCTTTTACCAACATAACCTTCTGATAGTTCAAGTGTATAATGTACAACATTTAGGCCTAATTTTACTGCATGTGCACCTAGTGCAACCATAGTCCATGATTTACCTCCACCAGGTGAACCAAATATTAAACCAAAGTCACCTCCACCTAAACCTCCCATTAATCTTTCATTAATAATAGGCCAAGGAGTAGGAATAACTTGACGGTCTTCTTCTTTATAACGGGATTCTACATCTTTTAAATATTCATGTCCTATATTTTTGTCTTGTCCCGCTTTTAAAGCATTATCAATAGTAAATCTGATATCATCAAACATACCACTAGATAATAAGTCAACCGATTTCAATAGAGCATTTTTTAATGCTTGATTTTTACAAAAACTTGAAAATTCTTGTTCAACATATTCTTGATCATCATTAACTAATTTATATACTTCTTTTAATTGATCAACAATAGCAGTTTTTAATACTTCATTTTCTAGTTTTTTAACCTCAATTTTAAGAAAATCTAAAGTAGGAGTAGTGTGAAATTCATCAAAATATTTTAATGTTTCTTTAACTACCCATTGATGAGCTTGATTTTCAAAGTAAGCAGGTAAAATAACATCTCTAATATTAAGAATAAACTTTTTATTTTTTAATAATGAATGTAAAACTTTTACTTGAAAACTGGGGCCGTATTGAGATAAACTCTTTAATGTCATAACTGTTTTAACTTGTAATTAGTAAGATAAGAAAATACTTCAGATAACCAAAATTCTGTATTGGGAATTCCTCTACCTAGTAAATCCTTTTCATACATACCTAAAAATTTAGTTTTATTAAAATTAAAAGGAGAAGAATTAATTAAATCATCTAATTCATTTTTATCTGCTTCTAATAATTGTATATCATTTAAACACATTAATTCATAATTAATTTCTAATTGTTGTTTAAATAAATGAATATTTCCATATATCCCATGTTCTTCAACTTTATCAGTAGCTTTTTGATATGCTTCTTGTAAAGTAAATTGTTTTTCTTCACTTAATTCAGGAAAAAATTTAAATAATTTTTTAGGGCCCAAACCTTTTACTCCGGGTAAATTATCCGATTTATCACCCATTAAACATTTCATAGTGATAAAATTTTGAGGCCATAAACCATATTGATCAAAAACATCCTTAGGTTTATAAAACTTTTTCTTTATAGGAGAATATACTGTAACTCTTTTATTTACTAATTGTAAAAAATCCTGATCAGCAGAATAGATAATTACATCATCTTTTAATTTTTGAGAGAGATAAGCTATAGTATCATCCGCTTCTATTTTATCTATTATAGAAATATTAACAGGTAAACATTTAAGATAATCAAGAAGTCTCAACATTTGAGTAGCAATAGAATCTGATTCTTCCTCCAATGTAGAAAATACCTGGTAATTAGTAATTCTTTTTATCTCCCTATTTGCTTTATAATCTGCATAAGTATTTCTTCGATTTGTAATATTACCTTGACCATCAAATACTAAAACTACTCTAGTTGGTCTTATTAATTTAATTACATAACCTAATGATTTCATAAAACCTACTAATCCTCCAACATGGTTTCCCTGTGGATTAATAGCTGGAATCATGGCAAATGAACGTAAGAATGTGTTCATTGAATCAATCAGGAGCACCCTGCTGTTTAGGTGCAGGGGCTCAAGATTTGACTCCTCATGCAAGTTATTGAGAATATTCTTATAAAGTTGCTTCATCTAAGGCCTCTATATTTTCAAAATCTTCGGCTTCAGATCCCTCTAGTACTACTTCAAATGGTCCTTCACCTAAAATAGCACCCCACTCATGTTGATGTGATTTTTTATATTCATCTATCTGTTTTTTATTATCAGATATGAATCCATGAGGTGTAACTATAATTTTACCAGTAGTAGTAACTCCCGATATATGGTTTTTTTCAACGGCTACTTTAACTTTTTTAGCCCATTCTACTTTTTTACCATCTTTTACAGCATTTACTTTTAGGTTTCCTGAATTTGAAATGTTACCAAAGGTTACTATTAATGTTGAATCAAAAAACATTGTATTACCACCTTTATTTTTCATAGTTGGTGGTTGCATTGGTCCAATAGGTTTTTCAACCCATATTTTATTAATAGCAACTAATGTATTAGTATAAGGACTAGATTCCTTACGTGAAAGTAATATTTCTTGGTTAATGAAATTACCAAATTGGGTTGACATTGCACCGGCATTCCATTCATTATTATTTTTAGCTTTTTCAACTGACATTTGACATGGAACAGAACCAATTGAATCCCATAGGAAACAAATATCCATAGGTAAATTACCTTTTTTCTGTTCATTCATTAAATCAGCCATGAAACTAGCTACAGCTTCTACTGTTGGTAGCTGCCCTCTGTCAGCAAATATAAAATTACCGTCAACCCCTACGGTATTTCCATCTTCGTCTTTATCTACAGTTGCATTTAGGCCCATCATGATTGCGTGTTCCCAGGACCATTTCATTTCAGTAATGATAAAGACGGGCAGTATACCCATTTTTTGCGCATTAACAGCTACCTCTAGTAGAGCAGTGGTTTTTCCAGTATCGGAATGCCCACGTAGTAAAGTAATATGACCAAGAGGAACTCCAGGTAATGATACCATTTCCTGCCAAGCAGGGGATAATGGTATCCATTCTTGTTCTTTGAATGTATTATTTGAAGTTCCAAGACCTTTTGCGGCCTTAAATTTATCAAGGGAGAATGTTCCCTTTACAGACTTGGAGATGTCACCTCCAAGACTAACTTTTTTTCTACCCATTTAATTAATCTTTAAATAAATCTTCGAATTCGTTTTCGTCAAATGATTCTTTTTTCTTAACATTTAACGTATAACCTGTATCTGTACTGGGAGCAGGTGCATCATCTGTATCTACTTCAGTTGCGTCTTCAGGGTTTAACCAATCTTGAAGTGCCGTTTTCATTTCATCATAAGAAAATTTCTTATAATATTTTAATAATTCAGGCTGTTCAGCTAACCATTTTTCAACTGATGCGTTATCATCTGATAATGGTGTTTGTTTTGGTTTAACTCTAATTGAAGTTTGTGGATAAGGATTACCTTGTACTACTTCTACTGTCATATCAAGTCCTGATACTACATCAGTAAAATCACCGTAATCTTCATCAGCAGCATAACTAAGTAATTCTTGGTAAATTTGTTTTCCAAATTCCCAAAAACGCACTCCTTTATTCTCCTCACCTCTAACTACTACAGGAGCAAAAACTCTCATTTTAGGTTCTAACTTTTTAGCTAGTCTCCAATTTTCGGGTTCAGATGTCTTACGAAGTTCTTTTGAAAACTCTACAATAGGATCTTTTTCACCATAATTAATAGGTGAAATCATTGTTCTGCTTCCAATTCCATAGTGAAAATAAACTTCACTAAATGGGTTCTCTTTATTTTCCTTAAACGGGACAAATCTAATTTGTGATTTACCCATAGGTGCCTTCCAAAAATATTGACTTCTGTCAAATTTTTGTTGGGTCTTGTTTTGTCCAGATGTGGACTGAAGTTGTTCTAACTTGCTTGAGATTAAATTTAAATCCATTTTTTATAACTTTTTAATGAAACGTTTAATAATGTAATAACCTATTTTTAGATAACCAAATTAGAAATTAATTATTTCATGTATTTTAGTATCTAATTTTTTTAATTCACCCCCGGTAGTTAGTAAAATACAATTTTTATAATCTTGCCAATTTACTTTAAAACTAGTATCGAGGTTACC